ATCATCGAAACTGTAATCCGTGTAGTTAGCACGGATAAAAGCAGCAAGTGCATCTTTCAGCTTGAACCAGTCGGCAAGATAGGCGGGGGTGGAGGTCTTAATGTAATACGTTCTGTTCATGATATTTCTCCTTATTTACTGTTCGGCAAAAAGTACGGGAACAACGATATACTGTTCCGGGTGCTTGATGATATCATCCAGCTCAAAATCGTTCGGGCAGCACGACCAGCGATAGCCGTTGTAGAACAGTTCGTTTGCTTCCGGACAAGGGGTATTGCAGAGAATATCGGTGGCGCACGACAGCGTGTATGCTTCCGTAGAGCTCATCGGAATGGTATTCAAAACTTCCTCCAGAGAAGTCTTGATGTTGATGCCAGCCTCATTCCACCGCTTCAATGCGAGACTTGCTGCCCCGATAGCAGAGTATAGAGCACGCTTTCGCATACCCTCGGCAAAGTAGATGAGCTCGCTTGCTTCTCGGCAACCAAAGATAAGAGAATACTCCTCGACAGGAGTTGCAAGTTCTTCCGTAGGCCACATTCCTTCCGCATCGGTGTCAGTGTCAAGAACCTCGTCGTAAAGGGCAGTCAGAAGCTCGACATCATTTTTACTCTCCTGCAGGCAGCGCTTCACTAGGTCCGTGTCCGCCTTAATCAAGCATGTAAATCCAAACATTTCTTTTTCCTTTCTGTCTAACAAACAAAAAAACAGACCCATCCGAAGATGAATCTGCTTTGAGTTGCAAGACTGTGAATTTTAGTGTACGGCCAAGTGGCAGCATAGAATGTTATCTATCGTACAAGCTATATTGTACGCGATTCGCAAAGCACGTCAACAAAAAGCCGCAAACTCTATTCACACAAACAAAAAACCCGCCTACCCACAAAGGGCAGACGGGACAAGAGGCTTAGCGGTTCTTGCTTGCCGTGCAGGTTTCCCAGAACGAATCATCCATCGGGACCAATGTCATGATATAGCTGACATCGGGTTCGGAATTATCCGTCAGGGAAAATCCGGTTTCCGTGCTTTTGATAGAAACCTCCAACTTATCATCCCGTTTCAGGATATTGTGGAAGAAGTCCATTGCAGCTTCGGAACCGGGCTTGAGCAGGTAACTGCCAAGTTCTTTCTTTTCGTCACCGCGAACACGCGTGACTTCATAAAGCTCTTTTTTCATTGAGCAACACCGTCCTTTCCAGAAGGTTTTGTGATTTCTACAGGCAGTCGAAGCTTGGGTGCTTTGAAGTCAAAGAAGGAATCCCAAAACTCTTTGCGTTCCTCAAAGTTGTAGCCGCCTTTTTTGAGAGGCGCTTTGAGGCACTTCACAGCTTCCGGGTCGTTAGCAATCGAAAATGTGGTATAATCCTTGTCATCGATATACCACCCGGCAGGGAGATTTTCGGGGTCTTCTTTGCTTGCTTCATGGTAAATGACGACGCCGCCATTCATTTCCTGAAGAATACCGAGCGCAATGCTCGTTTCAAGGATTTCGCGAGCAAAAATTTCATTCAGCATCGTCAAGCACCTTCTTTCCCTTTGCATCGTAGCGCGTATCCCATTGAGCAATTTGGTCGGCTCCGACAATGCCACGGAGACTCAGCAAGCAACTGTTGTGCGGATGACACCAGATGGTGCTGGGTGCTTCGTTTTCGAGGAAAGCGCCACAAAACGGACAAGGCTTCTTAGGATTGATTTTGTTAGGGCGCGGCATGCTTACACCTCCTCGTACTCAATGTCATACTCATCGAATGCGTCGAGAGCATCATCGTAGAGAGAATCGTCCACCATAATGCGGTCACCATCATCCAAATCGTAGTCGATGTCGTAAAGGTCAAGAGCATCGCATGCCTCATCTAAGTTTGGCGTATAAAAACGAACCGTTTTGTCACCTCATTGTTATTGAAGATTTTTCGTGGTTTTACTACTTTTAATTCACGCTACACAAACAATATGCCAGAATTTTTTGCAACAAATTTGCATTTTCCGGCGGCTATTGAGTTTGCGTTAGTATCTTTGTATGTTGTTGCTTCCCCATCTTTGGAACCCGCTATTCCTTGCATCACATGAACTTGATTTCCGACAAGGAATACGCTGCCCGGATAGTTGCGGTTCATGTTTCTGTATGTTGGATGGTGCTCTTTTACTTTAAGATTGCAAACGTCATTAGGTTGGCGTTGGCGAAACTCTTCCAAGCTGTCAGTCGTCTGCTCAGTAGCTTTATGTCGATTTGTGGCAACCATCTTGCCATTAAACATGTACACACGGCTCATGTTTTCGTTATTTAGTGCTCGTCTGTCGTGACGGCGGAACTGTTTGAGTTCATACGGCACACGGCTATTGATGGTTTTATCGCAAGTATCGTTAGGCAGGACAGAACAAGCAATGCAGTAAGCATCGAGCCAATGGTCTTTGCTGACACCGTGTGCTGCACGATAGTCGTAGGTGCTTTTACCATTAGTCACAAAAAAATGCTTCGGGAAAAGAGAACTCAACTCTTTTGTCAGTGCCGGAATGATTTGATTCAACACACTCAAAGCACCATATTTTTTGTTGAGTCCGGTTTTCTTTTTGGCAAGCCTCTTTTGCCATGTGGCATCCTTATGCACAAGGTCGTGATGTTGTGTACATAAACCAATAATATTATCAATGGTGTTGCTGCCGTTTTTATGTTGCGGCACTACATGGTGGTAATGGTCAATCTTCTTTTTGCAAAACAGGCAATGGTGCTCCTGCATTTCAGAGACGGTTTCTTCAAGGTTTGCTTTTTGATAGAGCGGACCTTGCTGATATTGCCATTTCTGAACATTGGGGTTATCCAACCGCATAAACGCAAATTTGTTGATTTCGAGCACAACATCGCTGATAGGAAGAAACTTCTGAATCTTCTTTACCAAGTTGATGTGTGTTTGCAGCAACTGATTTGCGGTAGGTGTGAGCCAGCCTTCCGGTCTTGTGCGATTGCTGAACTTTGCTTCCTTGTTTTTGATGCAGATGCAAAGTACATCTTTCTCACAACCCGGAAGATGGCGCTTGATAACACCAATTTCTTTTGCACGTTTGCTGACGCTGCCATTTTGAGCAGTATCATGCTTTACGCATTTCTTGGAAATAGTGCCATTAGCTTTTGCTCTCCGTTGACGGCGGCAGCGTCTGCCGTTGGTGCGTCTTGCACGGCGGGATTCCTTACGCTTTTTCATCAGCTTGGGAATTTCTTTGTTGCGTGTCTCCAGATGCGCAGTAAAGACTGCCGTGCCGTCCGTTTTAACAACAGCAACACCGATATTAGTTCTGCCGGGGTCGATACCCAAGTAGAGAGACTGCACCACATTATTCGTCTCATACAGTAACTGAATGGTAAACGGTTTCGTTTTTACAACTCGTGCCTTTTGTTCTTTAAGCAGATGGCGCACATGTCCACCGCGAGTCGTAGGCATCAAAGGTTTACCGTCTTTGTTAAGCACATATACAGTGGACATATACGCCACCTCCTTTATGATAAGTCTCCCCTGCCGAAGCAGGAGGTTGTGTTTCCCTTGGCTGGGTGTTTGCTGCGAGTGGCATTACACAAGGCAATATCACTCTTGCGGAGCTATCAACTGGGAAAATCGATAGGCGCAACAAACATCCATATGCCTGTGATACATACAAAATTAAGTGATTTTATTCAAACCACCAAATTTCGTAAATACCCATAATATTAAGTTCGCACACTTATGCAATGATTTTTGTGCAAAAAGAAAACGAGAACGCCGTCATTAACGGAGTCCTCGCGAAAGATAGTTCTTTCTGATTACAGTAGCATTATACTTCGATTCGCACATTGCTGCAAGGTCTATTTCGTGCCGACACTCACTTGCTCAAATTTGCCAATTCTTCCGGATTATACGCGATAGACACCATCGTGAGAGATGTGCCGTAGTTGTCGAAGTAAAACTCAATGTTATATCCGCTATCCGTCCAGTAGTTGAGCGTACCCGTCAGGTCGTTCTTCTTGGTGGCAGCTTTCTCATCGTAGTTCCAGCCTGATACAGGCTCACCATACTGAGACATCGTCTTCAGAACATCATCAAAGGTGGCGTTTTCGGTAATGCCAAGGAACATAAACTGGATGCTGCCTTCTGCCTGCAGGTTGCGCAGTCCGCCAAACTGGAAGAAGGTAGGAATGATATTGTTTGCATTCGGCAGAGCATCGCTCTTATAGATGCCACCGGGCCCGTGAATCACGAGCTCTTGGTTCTCACCGATAGCATATTCCAGTACCCAACGGCTGAAATTCAAGTGAGAGTTATCGGTGAACAGGTCACCATAAGCCTGCTGCAGCGTGCCTACAGAGTCATTGCAAGGCTTGATGTCTTTACCTTCAAATGTAACCGTCAGCGTATCACTCGGCATCTGAATCCGCGCTGTGTTATTCTCAGCAAATACCACGTTC